CAGCACCGTTCCACACTTCGGGCAGGTGATCGCGTTTGCCAGCCGAGGGGTAAAAAGCTCCGGAACAGATACGCCAAGGGCGACAGCGATTGCCTGCAATTTGGAAAGCGAGGGATTGCCTTTCATTAAAGCCCATAGCGACTGATACGTTATCCCCAACTTTTTAGCTAAATCTTGTAAGGTCATTCCCTTCGATTCGCAAATCTCTTTTATCCTTAACATATGATTATATTTTGATGCAAACATAAGTACCTTATATGATATATGCAAGTACAAATAAAAACATATATAAATACATACGCAAAAATATCATAAAATAATATTACAAATATTTGCTCGTATCAAAATATAATATTATATTTGCATCAGAAAATAATAATAAAGATTGACATTTAAATATTACGACTATGGCAAACTATAGTAACCGAATCAGAAGAGATTTACTGAAGTATGGCAAAAAAACAATATGCTATATTGATGAATACGACAACGGTACATTTAAAGTAAAAACAGGCAAGCCTTCAGATGCCGTTTGTATCAGTTGGACATACGAAAGTCGAAAAAATGCAGTAGCTACGGCTATTGAATTTTTCAATAATTACACGCAGAGAGCAGCCTCTGTCAATTGGGTAATAGCTAATTTATAAAGCCGTTCGGGCGGCTCAAAACAGACCTTAGGCCCGAAGCGTGGCGGCAACCTGCCACCGGTGGTGAAACTTAAAAACAAAATATTATGAAATGGACAGACGTAAATGAAGCATTACCCGATATGAAGCAGAGGGTTCTTGTAGTCGAGCAGAAACATCAAGGCTTGCGCCCTTGCGTGTATATTACCAAGCGAATACCCCATGATGAGACCGACCCTAACTGTACACGATGGCATTGGGCTAATTGCGTAAACGATTCAGATGTCAAATTCTGGTGTTCGCTGCCAGCAATACCCAAATCAATGCTATAAGCGACGAGACAATAAGGGTGGCCCTTCAGGGCCACCTTGCTCAAAGAACAGAAAGAATGTATCAAACAAATTACACAATATTCGATAAATAGCACGACAATGAAATTACGCAAACCCACACCGAAAGTATCGAAAGCCCGTGCGATCGAGCTTGCAATGAACCTAAACGGCGTATCGAGAGAGATTGCCGAGAAATACACAGACAGCGAGCTGAAAGAGTGCTTGCGGCTGCTCAAACTCAAAGCAAACTTTTAACTACACACAGCGATGAAAAAGACAGACCTTTCAAATATCATGCGCACGGCGTGGCAGATGTTCAGAGCGACCGGTGAAGCCTTTGCCGAGTGCCTGCACAAGGCATGGCAGTTATTCAAGCTCAAAAAGAAAATGCGAACCGGTATCGCGCAGTTTTTCTATCTGAAGTCAAGCACGGGCGAACTGCGACAGGCATTCGGCACGCTTAAAGACGATCTGTGCCCCGAAACAAAGGGCTCTGACCGTAAGCCGAACAAACACCTCGTAACATATTACGATACGCTTGCCGAAGGCTGGCGGTCATTCAGAATATTCAACCTTGTAAAAATCGTGTAAATCTTAAAAAACTTTATTGCTTGACTTGATAAAAAACATTAATTTTATCGAAAGCTTAAAAAACAACGGCAAGACTTGCACAATGTGCAAACCGTTTCAACCTTTGCATTAAGTATACAGAGTCGCCAAGCAAAGATTTTGGCAAAACAGTATGGCAAAGGCAAGTAAGCTGACAATCAAACAAGAAAGATTCTGTAACAAGTACCTCGAATGCGGTAACGCATCCGAGGCATATCGTTATGCTTACGATTGCTCGAAAATGAGTGATAATTCTGTTTGGTGTAACGCATCGCAGCTTCTTGCGGACACAAAGGTTGCACAAAGGCTGGAATACCTCAAAAACCACCTTGCAGAAGCTGCCGGCATTACGGCTTTGCAAATCATTCGGGAGCACCAAAAAATCGCCTTCTCCGATGCAACCCGCATTCGTAATGGATGGATGTCGCTTAAAGAGTTCGAAAGCCTTACCGATGACGAAAAGGCATGTATTCGGTCCGTCGAAACAAAGCAGACCAAGCGTACCACTCCGATGGGCGACGAGGTGATTGACGAACAGGTAAAAATTACGTGCTACGACAAGCAAAAGGCGCTGGACAGTATTGTGAATATGCTTGGTTATAACGCACCGGAAAAAATAGCTAATACAGATAGCAAAGGCAATGATATTCCACAGCCTACTTTTAACGTAGAGCGCCTGTTCCAACTGATTCAGGAGGGGAAAAACAATGAATGATTATTCAGCAATCGGCGATCTTCTGCTGAAAGAAGGTAGTTTGACATTTACGGCTGTTATGTTCGAAGCCGTAAACAGACAGCCGTTCCGAATATCTCCTCACCATCGAATCATTTGTCGCAAGCTCGATCAGGTTCTCCGAGGCGAGCACCCAACCAACCGGGTAATGTTTAACATTCCCCCGCGCCATTCAAAGACAGAGTTAGCAGTCGTATCGTTTTCCGCGTTAGGATTTGCTATCAATCCTAATGCGGAATTCATGCACCTGTCGAGTAGCGACCAGCTTATCACTCGCAACGTTACCAACGTTCGCAGGCTTATGGCGGATCCAAATTATCGGGCCTTTTTCCCTCAGGTCAAACTATCGAATAATGCTAAAGGGAGCATTTCCACTTCCCGAGGCGGCATCATGTATGCAGCGCCATTCATGGGACAGATTACTGGTTTCGGATGTGGTAAACTGGGAGCAAAGAAATTCAGCGGAGCCATGCTCATTGATGACCCGATGAAAGCTCAGGATAGTTTTTCCAACACTATCAAGGAGCGGATTGGAGAATTATGGACATCTACGTTCAAAAACCGGCTAAACGACACACATACGCCGGTCATCGTCACTGCTCAAAGACTTGCCGAGGATGATTTCTGCGGCTATCTAATAAAAAGAGAAGGTACAATCGATGAAGGCGGCGAATGGGATGTAGTCAGATTTCCGGCAATAGTCGACGAAGGGACGAACACGGAGCGAGCTTTATGGGAAGACCGATTCCCTCTCGAAAAGCTACGGCGATACCGAGAATCCGATCCTTTCACGTTCGAGACACAATACATGCAGAATCCGAAGCCGTTGGAAGGCATGATGTATCGGGAGTTCAAGACCTACGATATCATTCCTTACGCGATCGAATCGACACGCAAAGCCTACGTTGACACGGCAGACACGGGCGATGACTATTTATGTGCAATTTGTTATGTAGAACAGCCCGAAGGCAACTACGTCACCGATGTGCTCTATACAAAAAAACCGATGGAGTATACCGAGCCTGCGACGGCCGAGATGTTGTCGAGACAACAGACCGAAGAAGCCTTTATCGAAAGTAACAACGGAGGACGGGGCTTTGCTCGCAACGTGGAAAAACAATGCCGATTGATGGGCAATACCAAAACCCGGATTTCATGGTTTGCCCAGACTGATAATAAACAGGTTAGAATATTCTCGAAATCGGCTGACGTGAACAATATGACCTTTTTCCCGTCGGGGTGGGATAAAAAATGGCCGGAATTTTATCGGGCGGTTATGGGATATATGAAGGAAGGTCGGAATGCTAACGACGATGCTCCGGACGCGCTAACGGGTTGCTTTGAGAAAAGGGAGCCACAAATGCAGCTTGAGGATTTCGAAAACCTAAACATATGGTAATATGGGATTTATAGATCAGCTTTTCACGTACTTTCAAAACAAAACGCTGAATGCTTTCGGCATTGAGCGATCCCTTCTTGAGCTTATCACGGCGCGAGACATCGATCAGGCTATGTCGCTCATGGAAAATCACGATGCGGAAGCTATGAAAGCGATCCGTGAATATAATCCCGAGTTTCACGCCGTAATGAAACGCCTTGATAAAGTACGTAAAGGGCAGGAAAGTTACCGCACTGAAAAGCTCCCCAGAACTCGTCAACGCTATATCAACGAGGTCGAGCTATTTTTCCTGTTGGGTAATCCGATTAAATGGAGAATGTCTGACGAATCGAGCGATCCCGAAGCATTCGCAGCTTTTATGCAGTTCCTAAGAGACCATCGTTTTAATAGCCATATGCGCCAAGCCAAACGGCTGGCCGGAGCCGAGACTCAATCAGCCAAACTATATCATATTTACCGCAATGAAGAAGGTCTTCCTGCTGTAAAAATTGTCGTTCTTTCGAAATCGAAAGGTTATACACTTCGCCCGATGTTCGACCAGTACGGAAGTCTATTGGCCTTCGGCTATGGGTATTATCTGAAAGAAGGCTCGAACACTGTAGAACATTTCGACATCCATACGCCGACATTCGTTTATCGTGCGCGAAAGGCAAAGATCGGTTGGGATGTTACGCCTGTTGTCAATCCATCGGGCAAGATAAACATCATCTACTACCCTCAGGAAACGGCATGGTCCGGACTTCAGCCTCGTATAGATAGAGAAGAAAATATCGATTCAAAAACGGCCGACGTAAATAATTACTTCGCCGATCCTATAGCAGCCGCTACTGCCGATGTTATAAAAAGCCTACCCAAACAAGGAGATCCGGGCAAGGTTGTCCAACTGTCCGATGATAAGTCGAAGTTCGAATATATCGAACCTCCCGTGTCTTCCGAAACTCGGCAACAAGAAAAAGACGACCTGAAAGAGTCTATTCTGTTCGACACTTTCACCCCTGAATTCTCTCCGGAGAAAATGGTAGGTCTGGGGACCCTGAGTGGAGATGCGATAAAGCGCGCTATGGTGCTCGGCTACATCAAACGAGATAACCGTAAAGAAATCTATGACGAGCTTGTAGATAGAGAGAAGAACCTGATTCTTGCGATCATGATGAATGTCACTCACATTCATATGAGAGATCAACTGGCAAGCCTCAAAATCGAACATGAATTCGCCGAACCGTTTGAGGAAGACGTGCAGAACAAATGGTCCGCAATAGGCAAAGCATATCAGGATGGCGTCATTTCACTGGAAAAGGCGGTCGAGATGCTCGGTCTTGCGGATAAGCCGGATGAGGAAGTTGAAAAAATCAGAGGTTTTAATGACTTAAAACAATGAAAGGGTTTGCATAATGTGCAGAGTGTTTCCAATTTTGGTCCATGAAAGTACCAACTCACACAGCAAAGGTTGCTTTTCCTTTTTTAGGATTCAAAGCACGGCCAATATTGCGTGAAGTACGATGCGAAAAATGCGGGCGGAAACTCGCGGAAATGCAAGGAATAGCTCAAATAAAATGCCCTAAATGCGGACATTTATCGATGTATAGGGCTTAACATACGACAGAAGAGTGCCACAGAGCGCCAATATCCCTTCTCGGGGAATTGGCGCTTTTTTCATTTAAAAACACAAAATATGAAAGAAAAAATTCTAACAGCGCTGAAAACCAAATACTCCAATCTGGGGTTCAGCTCAAAGGTTCTGGACGGGATCGCCTCGAGTATCGAAAAATCCGTCACCGATGAATCGCAGATCGAAACCGCTGTCGGCGGGATCGAGTCTATTCTGAAAGTTTTTCAATCCGACTTTGACAGGGCACGCACCGAATATGGCACTCTGAAGGGTCAGTACGATGAGCTGAAGAAAAAAGCCGAGGCATCATCTGCCAACGAGGGCGGGCAGAATGAGAAAAACGAACTCGACAAAGAACCGGAATGGTTCACACGCTACAAGCAAGAACAGGAGGAGCGCTACGCAACCATCAAGAGCGAAAGCGAAGCTCTGAAAGCCGAAAAGGTTCGGGCCGAGCGTGAAGATTTATTCCGGTCTGCGGCAAAAGCGGCGAATGTCAGCGACAAGATGCTGAACGATCTTTTGGGGCTTGCAACTGCGATGAACAAGGAAGCACCCGATGCCTCGGAAATCAAAGACAGATTCTCGTCAATCCAGTCAAGATTCATCGCCGCCGGACTCGAGGGGAAAGAATCGGCATTTCCTCTCTCCACGTCGGAATCTCAGAGTAAAGAAGAGGCTAAGGCGTGGGCCGCAAATCTGCCGGACAAAAACTAAACACACAAAAAAACATGGCTATCGAATTCAAAAGGACCAAGTACAAGGGCGGGTTCCCTGTATTCTGGCGTGGCAACCGTGAAGCACTCCCCTGTGATTTCACACTCAAAGGCACATACCCGGAGGGGACACTCCTCAAAGAGGGTACTCCCATCAAGCTCGACTTCGCTAACATGGAGTGTAAAATCTGCAAAAGCGCACTCGTCGTTACGGGAGGGACCACATCCGCTCCTCGTGTCGTCAAAGGCTCCATGTTTCAGGTAGGCGACACCGTTAAAATCGGCGAATCCAACTCGACGATCAAAAGTATCGACACTACGAACGCTGATTACGATGTGCTGACGTTCGCAGCGGCCGTTACCGGAGCAACGCAAGGCGCAACGCTTCTGTCAGACGACGATCTGCCGGATGCGGTCATCGAGACGACGAAAGAATACACGACGAAACACGGATTTCCAGTCGTGTCGGCCGCCTACGGTGCACGCATTCTCAAAGATGTAGCCTATCCCGTACCGGAGGCATGGCTGGAGGGATATTCACTCAAAAACAACCACGAAATCAAGTATATCAGGCAGTAAAAGCGAAAAACAATGAACGAAGCTACCTATTCTTCTATTTTCAACGAGCTCACCAAAGAGGTGCAGATTCGCATAGACACAGCTTCTGAGCTGCGTAAGCGCCTGTTCGATCAGACCGTTTACGACCAGTACCTCGATTGGGACACTCCTACAATCGGTTTCAATTTCGAGGAACTGATAGGTTCCTACAATCTGAGTGTCGCCGCCGCAACACTGGATTCTCACGGCAAGGAGCCCGTTATGGGGACCGAAGGACTGGAGACCCTGAGAGAGAAGGTCCTGACGCACCAAATGTCCTACCCCATGCCCATCGAGGAATACAGAAAGGTACTCCAGATTCTGGATTCCCGCATGGTTTCGGACCAAGTTAAAAAGCGTCAACTCATCGACCTGATGTGGGGTAACGTGACAAAGGTCGTCAATTCCGTACAGGCGAAGCTCGACATCATTTTTCTCGGAGCCCTCTCCAACAAGGGTATTTTCACTTTCGACAAAAACAATAACCCCGAGGGTGGCGTGCGCGGGAGCATCGACTACAAAATGCCCGACGAGAATATCGCAACTGCGACGACGGAATGGAAAGACTCGAACAAAGACTCTGTCGACACGCTGGAAGATATTCAGGCCGTTCTCGACGCTGCTCAGGATAAAGTCGTATTCGACAAAATCCTGTTGTCACAAAGCCGGCTCTCTTTCATCCTGAGAAACAAGAAAATGAAGTCGGCCGTATTCGGGTCCGACAAGTCGTCCACGCCGTTGTTGCTCGCCAATCTGAACGAGTTCATGCGTTCGAACGGATTCCCGACATTCGAGGTTATCCGTCGCATGACTCGTATTCAGGATAACGGCAAGCTCGCGGAATACAAGCCGTGGAATGACAAGAATCTCGTTTTCGTGCCGGCAGGAAAACTGGGGGTTATCAAAAACGCCTATGCCGACAACGAACTGCGTGAGGAACCGGGAGTGACCTACTCAAATTACGGACGCATCCGCATTTCTCAGTGGGGCGTAGGTGAAACGCAGGGCTCGAACGGCGTAGAATTCACGAAAGCGCAATCTATTTCGCTTCCGGTGATCACGGAGATCAACGGAATTTACTCTCTGACCGTAGAATCGTGACGGTAAGTGACTACATAAGGCAGAAGTTTCAGCCTTTCGGAACTATTTCGGAGGCTGATCTTCTCGACATTCTTTCCGATGCCGGTATGGAGGCAAACGATGAACTGACGTCTGAAAACAGAAACGAAGTTTCTATCGCTATGACTCGTTTCATCCCGTCACTCTTTCTCCGCCCCCAATCGGTATCGGAAAACGGTTTCTCCGTCTCGTGGGATTTCGATGCACTGAAAGATTATTACCTGTTCATGTGCAAAAAGAATGGAATCGAGCCGGATGCCGGAGCTGCGGGGATAAGCACGATAACCGATATGTCTGACCTTTGGTAATGTATTACTCACCGCACATCCTGCAAATCAGAATAGACCCGGTTATACAGTATGACGAATCGGGCAATCCTTCCGTATCTGGCACGCCGGAATGGAAGACTATAGCGAGGTGCAGGTGCGATGACAAGACTACTAAAGAATTCATTTCGGAGAATGGCCACGTCTATCGCCCTAACTACCATGTGGTATACGAAGGCGAAAGAATCGAAGCCGGTGTTTACGCACGATGCCTCAATGACGACGGGTCAATCAGAGGCGAAGGACAGGTATATCAACCTTCCTCATGCAACTACTTGGGTTACTCGGAAGTATGGATGTGACCTATGACTTTTCGGATATCGACGGTATCATCAATGAATTTATCAACGAGATAATATCTCGGATGGTAGAATTCGGAGAGGAAGCTACGGCGACAGCCGTAAGTCGAGGCCGATACCAAAACATCACGGGTAATCTGAGAAGTTCCATCGGCTACATAGTCTCCTATAATGGTCGGGTGGTCCGTGAAGGCGGATTCAAGCAGGTGACCGGACGCGGAGAAAACATGCAGAAGGTGGACTTTACGACCAAACGAGGAAAGTCAGTTGTTTTCTGGGCAAAGGGCCGCTCAGGTGACGGTTCGGAAGGTAGCCAGACGGG